CGTCCAGTCAACTATTATTTCAAGCAAGACGATTATTTAAGCACTATAAATTATATCAAAATACCAGCAGAAGATATTATTCATGATTATGATATTGAGTTTCCAGGACAAGTTCGAGGAATACCCAAAGCAAGTGCAGCATTACTTGACATGAATAATTTTGAGGGATATAATGAATCAGTATTAGTGAATGCGAGAATCGCAGCAGCAAAGATGGGATTTTTCATACCTCCAGAAGGAGATGAACTTGATTATGAAGATGAAGACAAAGATTCAAATGGAAATATTGAATTGACAAGTAGTGTAGAACCAGGTCAATTGGAATTATTACCAGAAGGATATAAGTTTGAAAGTTTTGACCCAAAACAACCAACAACAGGACATGATAGTTTTTCAAAAAAACAATTGCAATTAATCGCATCGGGTCTTGATATATGTTATCACGATTTCGCAAATGATCTAGAGGGAGTTTCTTTTTCAAGCATTCGTTCAGGAACATTAGCAGAGCGAGACGGTTGGCGAATGGATCAAAAAATAACAAAAGAGTGTCTATGCGAGCCAGTTTTTGAAGATTGGTTAGAAATGTTTCTATTATCAGGCATATCAAATCTTCCATTATCAAAATACGAAAAATTCAATGCTTCAACTTGGGTTGCTCGTGCATTCGCTTGGGTTGATCCAAAAAAAGATATGGAAGCAAAATTATTATTATTAGATAATAATCTTATTTCACCACAAGACATTGCAAACGAGTTAGGGAAGTCATTAGAGGACATATATATAATGATAGATGAAGCTCGAAAATTGCGAGATACGCATAATATAGTTGACGAACAAGATAATGTTAATGATAGAGAAAATGGAGAAGCAGAAAATGAATAAGTTGAAAATAGGTAATCAATATCGAGGGTTAAATATTGAATCTGGAATGATTGACAAAGAAAATAGGACAGTTGATTTAAGTTTTTCATCTGAGGAACCTGTGGAAAGGTGGTTTGGAATGGAAATATTAGATCATAAGTCAAGTTCTGTTGATCTTAGCAGGTTAAATAATGGTGCTGCGGTTCTTATAGATCATTATGGAGATCAAGTTGGAGTAGTTGAGCAAGCCGAAATTAAAGAAGATAAGCGAGGATATGCAAAGTTGCGTTTTGGAAATTCGCAACGAGCAAAAGATGTTTTTCAGGATATCGTGGATGGTATTCGCAAGAATGTTAGCTTTGGTTATCAAGTTCTTAAAATGGTAGAAGACAAAACCGACAAAGCAAAAAAAACAATCTATAGAGCAACAAAATGGATGCCATTTGAAGTTTCAATTGTAGGAGTTCCAGCTGATGCAACAATCGGCATAGGTCGTTCTGCGAAAGAAATAACATTTGAAACTGAAATTGAAGAAACAACACCAAAACAAAAACAACGAAAAACAATAGTAATTGTTTAAAAAAAAAGGAAAGGAAAAAATGAATAAAAAATTAAGAGAAATGTTAATTAGTATGGGAATGAATCAAGATGCATCTGATGTAGACGCTCGTTCATTCGCAAAAGAAAATGGAATCAATATTGTTGATATGAGTAATAATGATAATTCTGCACCTCAAGTTGATGCAGAAAAAATCCGTAAACAAGCAATAAAATCAGAACAAGCAAGAGTTAAAGAAATTCAATCTTGCAGAAAATTTGCAAGTGCAACACAAATTGACAAAGCAATTGAAGATGGAACATCAGTTGATGAATTCCGAAAAGAAGTAATGGCTAATTTCAAAATGCCTGAAACAGTTCAAGTTCGTGATGCAAGTCTAGGATTGAGCAAAAAAGATAAAGAGCAATTTTCATTCTTGCGTGCAATTAATGCAATGAGTAATCCAACTAATGTGAAAATTCAAGAAGCAGCAAAATTTGAGAGAGAAGTTTCAGAAGCAGCATGCGAGAAACTTGGTCGTTCTGCGAATGGATTTTTTGTTCCAACAGAAATATTGCAACATAAAAGAGATTTGTCAATTGGTGGAACTGGTTCTAATATTGTTGATGAAAAACTTGAAACAGGTTCATTTATCGAAATGTTACATAATGCAATGATAACAAGAGAACTTGGAGTTAGAGTTATGAATTTCAACGGTCCAGTTGATATTCCTGCGAAAACAGCAGGTACAACAGGATATTGGATTGCAACAGAGGGTGGAGACATCACAGCTGAATCACAACCAACATTATCTCAAATTTCTCTTGATAGAAAAACAGTTGGATCATATACTGATATAACAAGAAAATTATTAAAAGATGCATCAATGAGTGCAGAGCAATTAGTTAGAAGTGATCTAGCATTAACTCTAGCATTAATGCTTGATAAAGCTGTATTTGATGGTTCAGGTGCTGCAGGGCAACCAGAAGGAATATTGAATACTACTGGAATAGGTTCAGTTGATTGGGCTGTTGCTAACGCACCAACATTTGCAAATATTGTAGCAATGGAAACAGAAGTGGCTACAGATAACGCATTAAGCGGTTCATTATCTTATGCATTACCAGCAGTTTTAGCGGGAAAATTGAAAACAACATTAAAAAGTTCAGGCGTTGCAGGATATATTTTTGAAGATGGGATGATAAATGGTTATCCAGCGAAAGTAACAAATCAATTAGCTGCATCGCAAGCAATCTTTGGAAATTGGAATGATTGTATTGTTGCTAATTATGGTGGAATAGAACTTAATGTTGATAAAGCAGCACTTGCATTATCAGGCGGATTAAGAGTAATAGCATTACAAGATACTGATATCGGTATTCGTCATGCTCAATCATTCTGCGAAGGAAGCAATGCGTAATCAATAATTTATAATTAATATCTAACCGATACTATTATCGGTTAGATATATTTTCAAAGAGGTTTAAAAATGGATATTAAAATATTAAGAAATACAAGAGATAATCAAAGAAAATTATTAGCAGGCAAAGAATATAAAGTTGATGATAAGAAGCTAAAAAAGAAGCTAAAAAATAAAGTAATTTAGATTTTGCGACATTTCCCCTCATGAAAAATGAGTGTCGCATAAATCTTTTTTTTTAAGGAAAAATAAAAATGTTCGATTGGGATGATATAGATGAGTTCTTTGATGATGATTTTGCGGATTCCGCAATATATAATGATATAGATATATCAGTCATTCCATATATGAGAAATAGCACATATAAAGGAGAAGATGCAGGCGAACAACAAGAAGTAGATCTAAGATTAATGATAAAAGTTGTAGATTTTGAAACAAGCCCAAAAAAAGGAGAAAAGATAGAATATCAAAATATTGTATATAGAATCCTCAATGTTGAGACTGATTCAAATTCTAAAGTATATATATTAGGATTAGGTGCGGAGTTCGCAGTTTAGGAGTTTTTTTAAAATGCTAACAATTAAATTAAATAAGAATACAGAACGACAATTGAATTCATTAATTAATGAGATGCAAAAGACAACAGGAGCCGAGATGTGGAAAGTTGTCAGGAATACATCAAGAGATATTGTAAGACAAGCCTTGCGGGCAACTCCGAAAGCAGAAAGAGGAATAGAAAAGTGGAGTAGGATAAAATTAGCAGAAAGAGGATTTGCGAAGTACGCAGATGGAAGTGATATATATCTTCCAGCACGAAAAATCAAAAAGAAATATAGAGAGGCAAAGAGTTTGAAAGTTCGTCCAGGATTAGCCAGAAGTGGTTGGAGTGGATGCATGGTGAAGTTAGGAATAGGACGAGCAACTAAGAATGGTTTGCGATTTTCGCAAGTCAAGCAAAATGTATCAAAAAATAGAGTCGGAGTTCTATTAGCAAATACAATTCCATTCATAGAAGATTTGGATAATGGAAATTACAAGAATGGTAATCCACACCATATACTAGAGCGTTCAATACGAGCGGTTAACGCAAAAATGGAAGAAAGATTAAATAAAATGGCAGGGATAGTAAAAAGGAAATTTGAAAAATGAGCGTAGAAAAGACAATAGAACTTGCGATAATCGCAGTATTAGAAAATAATGCGGAGTTCGCAGATTATACGGTACGCAGATGGCGTGATAATAGTCAAGCTGCAAAATATCCTGCTATATTAGTATATTGTTCACCAGTTGATCCGTCAGAAGTAGAACCTCGATGTCAAACATCATACGAAATGACAGTTAGCATTGGAGTAGAGACATATCTTGATGATGATAAGGATAGAGCAAAAATAGATGATATAATAGGAAAAGTAAGGATTCAGTTAGAAAGTTCTGCGTTTCTCGCAGATTGTGAAGCTGAAACACCGGTGTATCTTTGGCTCGATAGAACATTTACATCTGGATCAATAACAAGCGAAAATTCAAATCTAAATAAACAACAAATAACAATAAATATATATATACAAAAAGTCTAAAAAAGGAGAAAGAAATGGGTTATCAAAGAGGAATTGTCTCAACAGTAGGCGGAGATTCAGTAGGAGCATTACAAAATGTAGAAGTTTCAGATGGAGGTGAGGAAGCAAAAGTTCAAGATAAGCTTGGTTCAACAATAGAAGTTGGTCAATACGATGGAAAAAAAGAATTATCTTGCGAATTTGTCTGGGATACAGCAGAAACAAAACCAGCGAGAGGCGATATATTAACCGTAACTGGGAAAGATGCAGGAAAATATCAAGTTGACAGCGTCACAGACAAAGAGGATAAAGACGGATTTCGTGTATTATCAATAAGTGCTTGGTGGTATCATACAGCTACAACAGATGTTCCAAGTCAAACATAATTAATGGCAAAACATTTCACAAAAGAAGAAATGGAAATTGAACTTGCAAAAGCAAATCAATCTCCAGAACCTATTGAACAAATCAATGAGGAGACTCTGCGAGCATTAGGTGCGGAAGATATTATTAGTGATTTAGAATTTCCTCCGCCAACTGCAGGCGTGTTAATGTTGTTAGATGTTATAGATTCGCCTTTCATATCAGGTCGAGTATGTTCTCAAGAAGATGTATATAAGGCATTATATATCATAATCAATAGAGAAAAAGCTTTGCGTCCGATATATGGAGCAATCAGGGCAGAACGAGCGATAGCGAAGTTCGCAAAAGTTGAAACGCCCGAAAAGTTAGAAAAATATCTAACTGCAAATATTGTGAATTCTGCGAAGTTCGCAGAATTTGATGAGAAAGTTGCGAAGTTCGCATGTGATCTAGGAGTTATAGATATTGAAGAAACGATAAGTAACTTAGAAGAATATCTGTCCGAATGTTTTGGCGGTTTTGATATGGTTCCGAAATCAGATGAGCAAAACCTAAAAAAAAAAGTTATGATGCCGAATGGTTAAGTGAGATAATTGCGATAATAAATCCGATTACAAATGATGATAATTTTACAATTACTTGGCGATTACCATTAGTTCTATTAGGGTATTTATATGCTCAAAGCTGTAAAAAACAAGGCGTAAAAAATGTTGAAAAGAAAGTTGACTTGAAAAAGATTATGGAAATAATCAAAAAAGGATAAAAAAAAGATGTCAAAAAAACAAAAACTACAATTCCAAATAGGTGCAGATAATCGCCAATTTGCAAAAAAGATGAAAGAAGTGAAAGGGCTTGCGAGTTCCGCAGGTTCTAGTATATCATCAACCTTAGGAGTTGGGTTAGGAGTTGCAGGAATAGTTACAGGAGCAAAAGCATTAGTTGATGAGCTTGATAATATTGGGAAGACAGCCGATAGAATAGGAGTGACAACCGATGCAATGCAAAAGTTAAAGTTTGCAAGTGATATAACAGGAAATAGTATATCAACAATTCAAACGGCATTCAAGCGGATGTCATCAGTTGTTGAAGATGCAGGCGATGGATTGAAATCAGCACAATTACCATTAGAAAAATTAGGGTTAAGTTTTGAAAAATTGAAAGAATTGCAAACAGATAAGCAATTTGAATTAATAGTAGAAGCGTTGAATAATGTTGAGCATGCAGGGCAAAGGTCAGCATTAGCACAGGATGTATTCGGTCGAAGTGGTCAAGAACTACTTCCATTAATAGGAGTATATCAAGATTTAGCTCGTGAAGCAGAAAATACAGGAATAATAATATCAGAATCAAGTATTAGGTCAGCGGAAGCATTCAATGATGCGATTACAAGAATGAGTTCCAGAGCGAAAGCAGGTTTTGTTATAATGGGAGAAACTGGAGTAGATGCTGCACAAACATTAGGGAGTGCATTCAAGGATGTTTGGGAAGAAATAGCAGGCAAGAGCGATGCGACAAAACTTGCAGAAAGCCTAAAAAAGATAAATGATGAATTTGAAAGTCGAAGATTAAAAACTAAAGGTGGAAAAGAAAAATCTAAAAAGCTAGAAGTAGTTGATGCAGTAGATCCAAAAATACAAAAACAAGCCGAAACATATGCGAAAAAATTAGCATTAATGGATCTAGAAATACAAAAGCAACAATTAATATTATTAGGTCAAGAAAAATTAGCAAAAGTATTGCAACAAAAGTTTAATTTAGAAAAATCATTAGGGCGAAAATTAACAGACCAGGAATTAATAGAATTAAAAGAGAAAATAGCTCTACAAGAAAGACTTGCAAAAAAGATAGAAGAAAAACATAAACGAGAACAAGCCTTAATAGACGAAAAAAACAAACGAAAAAAAGAAGCCGAAGATTTAGCAAAAAATGAATCTAAGCCAGGCGATATATCAGGAGCAAAAAAACAAGCCGAAGTAAGTGATTCAATTCGTAGAATAGGCGGAAGCATAGGCGGAACGGCAATTGTCAAAAATCCAATAGATATGGAGCGGAATAAAATTTTAAAAACAATAGAGAAAAATACTGCGAACTCCGCAGGAGGGGATTTTGTAATATCATGATAATGGAACACTGGACGGAAAATCATCAAAGTTTTAAATACAGTAAAAAAACAAAAAATCTGAGTGTATCTTTCACTTGCTTATGGGCATATGCAGAATTAGAAGCTCCTGAATTAGGAAGTAGATTTTATGAAGATGATCCTACTTTTATCGATTTTGTGCTTGATGATATTGAAGTTTCCAAAGCAGAAGGAGGCTTAAACGCAATTGTAACTCTAAAATATATTATTCCTGAAAATAAAGGATTTGAGCCTGAAAATAATGATCCAATATATTCATTATCAGACGGAGGATTAGAAAAAGAATTAGAAACACATCCAGATTATAAAACAAACTGGAATTATTGTCTTGCAGCAGAAAAAACAGTCACAAGTAGTCCTAGTTGGTGGCTTACAGCAACTGATTTATCAATGTCATCATCTGACGGAGAAAAATATAGATGGGTAACAGATTCAAATTCAATAGCAGAAGGTTGGTATATATTGAAAGAAGCACAAAAGCAAGGAATTCAAAGTTATATATTACCAAGTCCGACAGTTACAACAACTATTTATTATGCTAGAGAATCTGATGCGAATAATGCAGCAAATAAAGTTGGTCAAAAAGAGACACCACCCAAAACATTTGGAGTAATTGGAGGAGAGTGGTTAGTAATAGGAGCCGAAAAGAATGAAGAACGCAACTGGCATGTTGTCCGCAAGACATATCAATGGGCTAATAGTTGGGATTCAGATTTATATAACTAAAAGAAAAAATATGAAATTACCAGAAATAAATATAAGAGGCAGAAAAGCAAGTGATATATTCAATCAATCATTTTTCCAAAAATTCATTGATTATATGCGTTCTATTACACCAAGAGGAGATGGGAAAACTATTGCAGTTAATCGCACGCCATTTGGGTGCACAATTCGCTTAATAAAAAAAAATGTTGGTGGTAGTGGAGGTGGAGGTGGAAACACAATAACTTATCCTTACCAACATAATATAACAGAAGGGTTTACAAATAAATTTGATTTCAAAGGTGGACTCGTTAAATTAGGCACCCAAAATATAGTAGTTCCTGAATCACTTGCGAATACAATAACAACAGACTCTATCTTCACATATTTCAAATATGTATATACTACATCTTGGGCTGTTACATATCATATGGATGGACATCCTCCTAATGATGATCCTGAAAATAAAACATATTATCAAACAGTTTGTTTCATTACATCAGAAGTACAAAACTCAATGAGAATAATTACAAATATTAATCATCAACAAACAGAGGGGATTGCCAATACCAGTATTATTTGGCAATAATAACAATGGATATATTAGGCAATGAATATGATGATTATGTTAATTTATGGGCAGATAGTTCTAAATGGGATGTGAATCTGATGCAAGGACGGAATCTAACTGAATATATGATTGCTATTGTATATGCATTAGCTGAACGGCGATATATAACAGGAGAATCATCAGAATATAATTTAGATGAATTAATTTTTAGGATTTTAAATTTTAAGGATGATTATAAATTTGTCTATTTCATAAATGATATTAATGAAATATGTAATATTGATGGTTCTGGATATTATTGTCGGTTTGCTTTATCTGACGAAATAATAAATAAAAATGGATATAACACAACAATTCCAACACAGATATTTGAAGACTATCATTATACAGGATTTGATGAAGATTATTACAATGACAACATTAAACCAGTTTACAACTATTATCTTTCTGATCATTTCACAGATTATCCATTAGATAGTTCTATAACTCGTCCAATTTCAGAAATTCTGAGGCAATTATATATGAGAATTAATGCAATGTATAGAGTAATCAATAAAACAAATTCAGATTATTATTTCATTTTTGGTGAGTGTACAAAAACGAGAAGTTATCAACCTGTTAGCCCATCAGATCCACCAAAAGATGATAAAATTACAGTAATGACTGGTCGTTCTATTCATCGTTCACATATGTATAATGGTTATTCTGTCCCATATTTCTATAAGGATTATATGAGTGATATTAATGCACATTTAAGTGATTCCCTTGTCGATAAATTATTAAAATATTATAAGCCTAATGGTGATATTGCTTATTATAATTCAAAATACAATCAAAGCCTATGGAGATGGATTGACACAATTTATCCATATAAAGAAAAAAAAATTATAGAATATACAAAAGATGTATATATTGATAAGGATTCTCGATATTCTTTTGATTGTTTAAATGAATTCAAAAACTTCATGCCTCATTATACTTCTGTTCGTGAAGAATATTATTTTACATTATCAACCACAATGGAGACAATGCTAGTAATTAAAGGGTATATCAATACAGTATATGATTTTTCAGAAGGTTTAAATTTTTTCAGTAGAAATCCAGCGTTATAGTTGACGAAAAACGCAATAATAAATATAAAAAAAAAGGAAAAAAAATGTCAAGAGTATTAACATATATAAGAGTTGAGGGAGTTAATCAAGTCGTCACATCTGAAAATAGAGTTGTTCCAGAATATGAACGACCAGGTTTTTATGTTCTTCGAGAGCAAGAACATGTAATTAGACCATTACATTCAGATGGAACTCCGTATACATTAGCTGAGTTAGATTTTTCGGGTATGGATTGGGGAGTTGATAATGACTGGGATACTTCCACAGATCCAGTAATGTTAACAACATCTGGAATAGTAGTTGAGGAAGAAACCGAAGATAATATAACATATGCACAGATAGTATTAACTGCAGATGGAAATACAACTAAATTTGAAACAATTCTTAATAACGAGCGTATTAATAATGAATGTTTTGCAGAGTTTTCAGGATATAATGCAAGTGCAAATCCAATATTCACAATTCAGTATCCAGTATTATTATTCGCAAAATTATTAGGTTCTGGAGTACCGTCAGGAGATCCAAGTAATTATTATACAAAAGCTCAAATTGACGCATTATTAAATAATAAAATAGACATAACAGATATTATTGATAATCTAACATCAACCGATACAGATAAGGCGTTATCCGCTAATCAAGGAAAAATATTAAAAGGTTTAATTGATGTAAACACCGCAAAAGAAACAAATGTAACAACAAATCTAAGTATCACAAAAACAGCTACTCAAAACACAATAGAATCCAGCGACGGAACAGACGCTACTATAACAAGTGCAAACTCAACTTATGCAGGATTAATGAGCAA